CAAACACATTATTAGAAAGAGTAGCTAAAGCTATTGCATCTTCTGAAAAATTATATGGTAAATCAGATGCAGATGTAGAGTTAACTACTAAAGAATTTTACGACATGATGACAGAGTTAAATTTTATACCTAACTCTCCGACACTCATGAATGCTGGTACAGAACAGGGCACGTTGTCTGCATGTTTTGTATTACCGTTAGAAGACAGCATGGAAGATATTATGAAAGCCGCTCACGACATTGCTATGGTGCAAAAGTTTGGTGGTGGGACAGGTTTTGCTCTAAGTAAACTACGACCAAAGGGCGACAAGATAAAGACAACACATGGTATTGCATGTGGTCCAATACAAGTATTACAGACACTATCTAGAGTATCATCTATGATTACACAGGGTGGTAAAAGAGATGGTGCAAACATGGCAGTAATGTCAGTGTACCACCCAGACATATTAGAGTTTATTGACTGTAAAAAA